CACGTCGTTATCCATCTTGACGGCGTGCTCGCCCGGGCGCCGATGCTGCCATGCTTTGTTGATCGCTTTGGCCGTGCCCAAGTTCTCACCGTTGCATATCAGCGTGAACGGTAACTCGTTGGCCATCCGCTTGTACAGGTTGTGCGTAGCCTGGCATGAACCGTTGTCAGAGACGATCAGCCTGTGACGTTTCCAGTCCACAGATGCCGCCAGTGATCGGAGAGTCGCCTTCGTCATCCACGTTCTGTGGTTAGTTTCTGTATCAAATACAGCCGTCGCGATCAGCATGATGTTTCCTCCAAATAATCTGCCGCTCGGCGCAGAAGGATGGCGGAATCTGCCAGCTGCCCAATGCCCCTGTTACAAGCCTGGCATAGCAACCCTCGCACATCGCCCGTCTCGTGGTCGTGATCCACATCGAATCGCCTTCCATTTTCCTCTGGCGTAGTGTCGCAAATGGCACAGCGATTGCCCTGAGCTTTTAGCATAGCATCGTAGCCTGCGAGGGTGATGCCGTACTTGCGTTGCAAGACACCATTGAGGCCGGCGGCTTTCAATGCCTCATAGTTCTCACGGGCATACTTGCGCCCTGCCGCCCTTACTTTATCGGGGTTTCGCGCCCGGTATTGTTGAGCGTGTGCATTACGGCACTTCTTGCATTGGGTTGTGTGCCTATCCGGGCGGCTGGCATCTTTGTGAAATTTACTCAGTGGCTTTTCCCTGCCACAATTACAACATGTCTTAGTCAGCAAGCTTATACCTCCCGTCCATTATAACATACGTCATCGGTTACGTAAAGCTTTTGCCCCTCGCGCCTGTGGGTGTACGCGTACACCCCCGACTGGACTGTACGCGTAAAGTCCGTTCACGCTGGCGCAAACACCAGATCCGGAACGTGTGCCGGATCCAAACCCATCCGCGCGCCGAACTCTTGCTTTGCCGTGGCTTGCTCTGCCCGGCCTCGTGGCCGTTCGACTTGGCTACCTCGTATCATATTCTACGCACACAGCAAAATCGAGTGCCGAGCCGTCAGTTATTTCATCCATGAACAGCACGACGTCGCCGGCGGCTAGAAATTGAGTCGTGCCGAGCGTCGAGGTGATCGCAACATCGTTCTGCCACGTAGTGCCGGTGTTGGTCATGCTCGTCGTAGCATATAGCAGCGCCTCGTCTTCGATCCACAAATCCAGGTTATTCGTCCATTCGTGATGTATATCGAAGATACCGGATAGATTGAATATGGTTTTGTGCATGATGAACTCGACCGTACCGTTAGTAGCGTCGTTCTCTACCACCACGCCCATGACCGCGTGCCATTCGTGCGCGCCGTCGATAGAGCCCTGGAAATGCCACGTACTCAATATGGCGGCGTTGGTCTCGTTGTGTGCATAATTGGTCGTATCGCTCAAATCGATGAACAGATAGGCGGTATCTGCTGTGATGCCGCCATCCTCCTCGAGGCACACTACATAGCTCGGATCGCTATCACTGATAGCTTGTGATTCGAGAACAACAACCGGCGGCTGTATCATCTTGGAATTGAGCCCGGTTATCACGACCACAATAGCGACGAAAGCTATTGCAATGCCGGCCAGAGGTAAAACCCATTTTCTCATCTCAATGCCTCCTCATTCGTACTTTTCAATTTGAATCGGTATGATTTCCGTGCTATATTCATCGCCGCCGATGTCGATGGCGGCCATTATTTTAAGCCCCTGAAGACGATCTCTTTCATGCGGCGCAGCGTTTCCGGGCCCTCCTCGTCCACTGTGCGGTCGTAGAAAGCGTGTGTGCCACCTCGTGCGTGCTCGTATGGCCCGTAGTCGACTGGCTTTTGTCCTCGCGGGTTGACGGCGCCTGGATCGATGTAGATGCGCCCGCGTAGCCCGTCCATGCCCATCCGGTGCGATGCTCTCAGACCGCCGCCTTTGTATTTCCAGACGTGGGTTATTGAAACGACGTACCGGTGCAGGCGCGTCAATCCGTAGCGAATCGCCTTGCCAGCCGCACCGCTCGGCTTCAGTTCTGCCATGCGCCGCAAGTTCTTGTCCTGCAATTTCTGGATACCGTCGATGGACATTTTGAAGCTCATCGTTTCAAGTCCTCCAAAATCAACAACCTGTAATCAGCCGTCACACCATCGGGAAACCACGTCCGCCGGTGAACCGCGCAGCCCACTCGCTACGGTCGGCGACCGCTTGGTGCTGGCCGTCACGGTCTGCATCAAGTCGAACGAGCTCATAGCCCGTACTCCGTCCAGGCGATGCGCACTTTGTCGTATTCCGTGGCAGTTTGCACGTCGTCGCTGGTTATATCGTCGCTGTAGCCATCCACTTTGATCGTGCCCGCCACCTGGATGCCAGGCATGATGTTTTGCTCTTTGGCCCACGTCGCGGCATCGGCCCGAAACTGCTTGGCTATCTGTGACAACGACTCGCGCCGTGGCCCGGCGGCGATGTCGGCATACCGAGACCAGGCCGCCGCCAGGGTGTGCAGCAGAATGTAAACCGTGCGCTGCCAGGTGCCGGCAATGGTGTTCACGCCGTCGATTTCTTCGTCTGTAAAGTTGGCGCGAGCCGGGCGCGGGCCGTCGTCTTCGGTCACGTCTTGGATGTAAAAGCGCGTCTTGTCCAAGTCGGATACGAGGTCTCCAGCGTAGGTGAAAGTCATTGCATTGCCTGCCTCACATCACCGACTGTAATCCGGCCACCCTTGCCGCTGCCGGTTACGGTCTCCAGGTCGACGCCATGCGCGGCGGCCAAAGCTTGCGCTCTTGCCGTCGCATTACAGAACATCACGTTGTTGAAGTAGACATCATCGGCTGCCAAACGCACGCTCGCCGCCTCATTAAGGTGGACATTGGTCGCTAGAATTTGCACCCTCGTCGCCTCACCGGGTGGCTTTCCCTCTGATAGAGCAGGCAACAACTCCCAGCAGAACGTACAGCGCAGGCCCCGGTCGTTGTGATTCCTGCCATCAGTCTCGCGCTTGCAAGTTGAACAGATCATAGATGATTCCCTTCGGATAGGTGGCGGGGGTGGCGTTCTGGGCTATCGCCCAGAACATGCCCCGCCACCTATACACACTCGCTCTACTGGTTGTTGCTCTCTAGCATGAGCAGCCATTCCGTATCCATGCAAAGCAGCATCACGACATCGTATTGATCAAATATGATCACGCTGCCGTCTGCCGTTTTGACGTTGGTCGTGTTGATGGTGTAGTCATGGCTGTCATCGGCGGCCAGCGTCAGGCTTTGCCCGTCATTTCCGCACGTGCCCAGGGTGAACGTCACGTCGCCCGAGGCATCGAGATTGTAGACGTTGAGGAGAGTCGGCGTGAGCCAATCCCCGTCAGAGATGGTCAAGTCGTCAGTGTCCGGCAGGAAGAGGCCGTTGCTGATGACGAGCTCGCCGACGGCTAACGCGATACCGCCGTCAAACCTGGCGGAGCCGTCAGCCTCGAAGGTTCCTGCGACGAACAGGTCCTCACCGTTCAAAGTTAAACTCGGCGCTGCTGCGCCAATCTTGACGTTGCCAGCCACAATATCCAGATGCCCACCAGCAGCCCCTAGCGTGACGGTAATGTAATCGTCCAGACTGTTGGTGATGACGGTATCTTGATCGGCATCCAGATACAGGCTATTTGCGTTGAGATACAAACCCGTTGCCGTCATCGAATACTCTTCCGAGCCATTGAGATCAAAGTCAATCTCATCATCCACGTCCGCCGTAATGCTAGTATCCTGATCGGTGTCTAGATACAGGATGTTTGCATTGATGTAGAGTCCTGTCGCGGTCATGGAGAACTCTTCCGAGCCGCCGATACCGATGCCAATTTCATCATCGGTAGCATTCGATATGGTTTCATCATTCTCCAGCGTGATGTCATCGCCGACTGCCAACGTACTGGCGAGATCAACCGCGCCGTCGATATCCACTACGTCGGCGTTGAACGTACCGTCCACATCCGCGTCACCGTCCACGTCTAGATCGTGCTGGACGTGAACGGAGCGGAACTGAGTGTCTCTGATTTTGAACGGCTCCAGCACCTCGACGGGCGGCGGCGCGGGCACCGGGTAGCTTACACCCAATGCCCCGGCGATGAGGATAGCCAACACGACGACGCCGTAGGCCAGGAGCCGCTTGTTTTTGTCGGTCCAAAGCCATCCTAGCTCTTTTAGCTTGATCATTTTAGCATCCTCCGTTAGGTGGCCGTGCCATCGGCCCACGATGCGCTACCCACGTATCGCGGCGTGCCGTTGGTGCGTTCTGCCACGCCGACACCGAATTCCATGAACAGCATGAGGTTTTGTAGCGGGTTGATGCCCGCCCCGGCGTTGGGATCGGTCATGGCGACGACGCTGAACGCGCCCACGCCCTTGCGCAGCCTGATCTTGATCGGGTTGCGCTGGCTCAGGCGTCCGTAGCTCTTCCAGCCGAATCCGTAGTACTGCGGGATGCCGGCCACGACACGTACCAGGAAATCGTTGATGGTCCCGATAGGATAACTGTTCACGCCATCTGACGCGCCGGAGAACTTTGCCACGTCCTGAGTCGCACCGTAGGCCACCAGTGATTCCGCCACCGGCGTAAAGTCCGACAAAGCCTTGACCACAGCCTCGTCGCTCGGGCCGATGATGAACTCATAGGGCGGCTCGTGCCCGTGCTCTCGGACTTCGTTCTTGGCATCAGTGAACACGGCGTTGGTGAACGCGTTGCCGGCGATGGCGACGTAGTGCTCGTGAGTGTTGGCGAACGATGTGCCGCCATAGTCGGGTGGATCAAAGTCCACGGAGGTGTTGCCCGCTGTGGTAGCAAAGCCAGGCGAGTAACCGCCGCTGCCCAGTTGCAAACTCGCGCCGCTATCGTCGCCCTGCTTGAGCAGCCGCCGCAAGATGCGCTGACGCCGCTTGTCGCGGGCATCCTTGATGCCGTCCGCGATGTCGGCCTCGATCTGGGGCATCCGCGCGTCGCGCAGGTAGTCCCACGTCCAGCCCAGCATACGGTCCCAGGCCGCCAGGGGCAACATGTGCCCTTCGGTCTCGGCGCGTTTCGCGTCGGGCCGGCTGTATTCGGTGTGCCTTTCGAAGCCATTGCTCGCCCCAACCCGGTACTCCAGGTCAGGCTGGTCCGTCAGGCTGTAGAGCCTGGCGTACCAGTCGCTCGCGAATTCGGCGTTGAGGCCCGCCAGCGCCGCATTGATGCCAGCGACGACGGCAGAGTAAGTTGTGCCGTCTTGCAAAGTAAAGTTTTGTAACTCATCCGCGTCCCAGCCGGTCAACATAGCCAGGGCGACGGTATCGCGTCTTCCTGTTGCCATTATGTTTACTCCTTGTGTTTTCTATCTCAGGTGCGGTCGATGATCTGCGGCGCTACGAAAAGCACGGTGGCCGATTCGCAATATCCGACCAGGGTGTCTTTCGCGCCCACGGCGGTGTCGAGCGCCCCGGCAGTGTTGCTGCCGTAGGCCAGCGAGCCGATGGTCGCGCCGCTGATGCACTGCACGGGCCCGTAGCATACGGCGTCCACCACGTCGGTGTCACTGCCGCCCTGTACGGCGATCCGTACATTGACTTGAGCGTTGGTCGTGGTGTCGGTCGGGTCCCATTTGCCATCACTCTGAAGCGTGATGGGATCGCCCTTGACCGTTGTCGCGCCGAGCGTCACTTTCCGCACGATTGCCCCGCGTAGGGGCTTGATATCCGTTCCTTGCGTGATTGCACTCATGGTTTT